TAGTTCCAGTAACCAGCAACTTTCTTGATGCGAAGATTGAAATCAGCACCATTCCAGAAACTGAAAGGATCGATGGGTTCTTCACCTTCAAACTCAGGTTGCATGGCAGCAAGGATCTTGTCATAGATCTTCTTACCATACTTGTAGAGGAAAACGCGACCCTCATTCTCGGGGTTAGCGGGGTCACGAACAACATAGATGTTGCTGTAATAGGACAGTTTACGCTTCTGCTTGCGAGCAACTTCCTTATCTGAATCAAGACCACTGTTCCACAGTTTGCGATTCTCTTCACAAACAGGGCAACTTTGACCCATAGTGGTCAGGCAGTTATCAATGAACCAACCACCATCTCCTTGGAATGCATGACTCCAAACTTGGACCCAAGGAAACTCATTGCCTTCAGCGGGTGGCAGGAAACGAATAACAGCATTCCCGACTCCATCCTTACCCATGGTGGGTTTCCAAAGACGGTCATCAATATAACCGCTACCTTCAGTTTTGTTGACTTCTTTAGTCAGTTTGTCCAGGAGGGAACCTTGGGACTTAAGTGCTGCGAAAGACATTTGTATTCTCCGTATTAGTTGTATTCGGTGGATTGTGTCGTATTGACTGGATTATCATAGCATAGAACTCAGGACTTGTCAACATCAAAGTCGAGGTGGTCCTTGAGTTTTTGCACTGACTCCCTGGCACGACGGTAGATGTCTCTACCCCTTTGATTATAGGGGATCCCCATCCGCTTGGCAACCTCTCTGAAGTTTTGTTTCAGTTGGTTACTTTCCTCGTCGTCGAGCAGGTCTGCCCTAGTATATAGCACTTCTTGCATCTCAAGAAGTCGATCTAGTTTGTCAACAAATTCCCCACGTTCGTCTGGGGTCATGTTGATATACTCAGGCATTTGTTTTGCTAAAGAATCATAGAGTGTCTTCATTGACTCTATTTCTTTTCTTACTATTTCTGATGAAAATAAACTCATATCTTTGATAGGATAACTTTCTTTACTTTACTTTTGTCCACTTGAAGAAATGGTCCGTACCGTTTGATAAGTTCTGATACACTTCCCCAAATAGGATCACCCAAAAGAACATTATCATACCTGTTAGTAAAGTCAATTACCATGTCAAGCAAGACCAATGTTTCAAGCATTATTTGGTCTGCAAAATACATCTTCAGTGTAGTGGAGTGGACTCCTTTATTGCACTGCATTGCATCTTGCAATGTACTTTCCCTTAAAAGAATCTTATCAAGATCACTTTCAAACAAATAAGAAATACTTTGGGTCTTCTTCTTCCAGTCAAGGTAATTTCCATCACTCATCTCTTTGATGTAGAAATTAGAATTGACTACAAAATTAGACACAAAGTATTGCTCTACTTCTTTCTTAGTTTTTAAATTCTTTGCAAGTTTTTCAAAGAAGTATACATCATTTCTTTGATTGAATTTTTCTTCTGATGCTTTGATTGATGCTCCATAACGAAAGTAATCATATGTCTTTTTAGTAAAGTGGGTTTTGATTGCAATGTAGATCAAATAAACATCAAAAGCTTTCATAATTTAAAAGGGCAATACACCTCTTGTAGTTTTCTTAATGTAGTTTAAACGAGTTGCTTCTGCTTTAATCTTTTCTTTTAAAGATGGGGCAATCAACTTCACTACAGATTCAACCTCAATGTCTTTGGACTCACAAAAGTCAACAATAGCATCAATATAATTGATAGTCCTATTACTGTCCTTCACGATGTTCTCAATAGTCATTGAAAACTTATTCTTATCCATGAAATTTTCATCAATTAGTTCATCTAAGTTTCTACTTGATTTGCTTGGCATCCTTATACTCTGCAATGTAATCTATTAGCAGAGGCACGTAGTCGTTAGTGTTTTTAACAAACACTTGGGTGAACCCAGTTTGGCAAGCAATCAAGGTAACGATCTGATCGACCTTAATTCCAGATCGTTCTTCATACATTTTAGCATATCCCGTTTCTTGAACAAAGTAGTTCTCAATCCAGGATTCTTTCTTCTCTTTGGAAGATGTCTTAAAGTCAATGATTGAGAGTTTGCCATCAAACTCTGCAATACAATCTACTCTACCAGCAATACCGAATTCGTGACTATAAAGAGGTGCCTCTTGAAAGTGAATGTTATCAATTCTGGCAAGCAATGGTTTTGCCAGTTTAAATAACATCAAAGGAAGATACTTATCCTTATACTTATCAAGGTCTAAATTATTATTTAGATAATCCTCGACAATACTATGTAGAGTAGTTCCAGCAGACGCTGCTCTGGTAGAAATCTTATTTGCCTCTGCCTCTCCTACTCGCTTTCTCCATTCAGCAATAGAATGACGCTTTCGGAAAGAACAGATCGTAGAGATTGAGGGATAATGTGCTTCCCCTACCACATAGACCCTTGAACCATTAATAGTTTGTGCTTTAATGTCTTCAAGGATCGTTCCCATATTAACGTGATTAAACATTAGGCAAATCCAAGGTGCATTTTACTGAGGATGTAACTCTTAATAAGTCCACTTCTTACAATGTCGTTGACATTGAATTCAATGCTTGCAAATTCATCCATAATTTCAAGAATCTTCATGAAATCAAGGATACCATTTCTTTCATTGGTCTTGATAAGATCAGTTTGAAGTGCATCACCTGCGAAGATGATCTTACAATTTTCACCTACACGGGTGATGATCGAATCAAGTTCGTGGAAGTTCAGGTTCTGGCACTCATCAACAATTACAATAGCATTGTCAAGTGTAGTACCACGAAGGAAAGATGTGCTCCAGAATGAAACAGTTTCTTGTGCCTTCAGATTGTCATATAGCATATCAAATGCTGGATCATCAGGCATCTTGAACATGTACTTAACCATGTTCTTATAAGGGATCTGATACAAGTTTGACTTGTCTTCATGATCTCCAGGAAGGAATCCAATTTCCCTGGTAGGAACCAGGGAGCGTACCATATAAAGTTTTTCGTAAGGAGATGTACCAGAAAGGATTTCTTTCAGTGCAAGGTACATAGCAATAAAGGTTTTACCAGTACCAGCACAACCATACAGGAATAAGTTCTTACCTTCACCGTATGCTTCAAATGCCTTCTCTTGATTCTCCGTTAGTGGTTCGATCTCTTTAAGTTGATCGATGTTGATTGGCTTCTTGCGTCTCATTTGTTTAGGAGTGCTATTAACAAAGTCGAACTGATTGTCCTTTCTTCTTCTTGGCATAGAATTAGTGGGTGTCGATGTTAGAACCGTAGTTTGCTTTTTTGATAGATTTCAGAACGTCTCTGAAACCATCAGGAACTTTGTTCCTGATACCCGCATCACCAACAACTCCAGGAAAGTTAGTATGAAATTGTTCCAGGTGCGGATTATCTTGTTTGTATTTATCGAGATCATGTATACTCATACGGATCTCAAACTCATCACCCGTTTCTTTATCTCTGAAATTATACGTCGGCATTAGTCCACTCCATTGCTTCTGCTACAGTTGGGAACTGTTCAATAAAGATCTTGCGACATTCATTAGCGATGTCCATATGTTCTTTTTGAGTTCCATGTGCAGAACGAAGATCAATATAATGAATCCAAGAACGCACTGATCCAGACATATAAATTCTGGTTGGAGTAGCAAGTGGAAGTACCATACGAGCACACTCTTTTGCGACTCCCATATCAAGCAGGTGCTGGTATATACTCATACCTTGAGCAAAGTATGTAGCAATCTGTTTCTTAGATAGTTCTACAAACTCAGGATCCAAGTCGTCAATAGAATTCTGGCGATTCTTGGTGTCTTGACGACGAAGTTCTGGGACTGGGATCGTCTCTGCGAGTAGGGAAGAATCAGCATAGCGTTGCGAAAATTCTTGATATGTAAATGAACGATGCCGCAAAATCTGAGCTGCGATTGCTCTGGTGGTTTCAATCTCAAGCGTCATGAATGCCTGCTCAAAGACGCTCCAGTGCTGGTGTTTCACACAATACTTAAGAAGACCCGCAACGTTCGGGTTCTCCTGGTTAGAGGGGTTGCTGACCCTCGCTACGTACCCCATCGTCTTCTCAGCATCAGGGGTAGCGGTGATGAATTTAACTTGCATAATAAGTTTGATAGTACTTTACGATTCCATTAGGGAGGGCATGTCCTTGAGACACCCAATCATTACAACATTCAGTAATTGACTTCATGCTGTAGACAGGTTCACCATTCTCATCGAGTTGTCCACCAAATCGATTGAGAAGGATGTTGTAAACTTCTTGGCGTAATTCCATACGCTCATCATTGTAACGCCAATCTTGAGTCATTTTTTCTTTTTAGGTTGGTTGCCCCAGAGTTTCGGATTAATTTTACCATACCATCCTTTGATTTGCAAGATCTTCCCTCCAATGGGATTCAGCATGTCGTAGTAGGCGTCAAAGATTTTAACACGTTTTGGTCCTCTAGCAAGATCTCGGTAAATTCTATTACCGATCTTGTATGTAACTAGATGACAATCATAAGGATAGTTTTCTTCCTTAATATCACTCTCGATACAGTCATGCAGAAAAACCTGCACTCGATATCGAGAGCGCATAAATTCTCTATCAGAATCAGTTAACTCCGATTTCATTGATAAGGATTCTGATTCTTCGGTCACAGAATCCTGGATTAGAAATTCGGACTCTGTGGTAAGTTTCTCGGTCATTGTGTCCCTCATCTTTGCATTTATTAATCATGTAGATCACCCTATCTTCGTTAACAATGCTGACCATTTAATTGGAATCACTCCATTTAATTTCGGGAAATGCTTCTTTAACTACAGCGTAGGTAATACGGAATTTAGATTGAAGTTCTTTGTCCTTTACGAGACAAACAATTTCTGCTTCTGATTCATGCAATCCTTCCAACAATTGGATGAAAAGTTGTTCACGTTTAAAACGAGAAAGAGTGTTAGCACCTTTGATGAATCGCCACAGATTACGTGCTTCGCGTTCCAGAATAGTATGTTCTGTGCCAATTGGTGCATCATTCTTGTTGTAAGGCACCTCACCATCAGGAAGATCTGATGTGATTGCAGGATCAAAATTCCATTTGAAAATTGATCGGAGTGCCTGACTATTGTTGTCTCGCAGAATTTTAATCTTTTCTGCTTTGGTCTTAGCGTTAGACGCTTTCTTAATAACTTCAGAGATCAAAAGTTTCATGTCGGTTAAATGATTTAAAGTAAATATTTAGTCGTCATCCGATTCTGGAAATGGATCCATATCGAATGCATCAGATGGAGTGAATTCAACACTGATAAGTTTTGCCATTTGAAATGGCATAAGATTCCCATCTTTATCCATCATTTCTGGATGTGGGGTGATTGTAAACTCCTCTTCCCCCTCTTCTTCACCTACAGAACGAATCGTTTCAATCAAATTGTCATAATAAGCGTTTGCAAACCATCCGAAGAGAAATCCAACAAGTGTTCCGCCTATAGTTAACATAGCGGACAATGCTAATACAACTGCCGTGGTCATTTGCTTGCCTCCCTGTGGCACTAGATCTTCTGGGTTAGGAATCTTTTCCTTAGGAACCCTCCTTAAACGCATAAACTCATCACCTTTATTTATTGATGCTTCGTTTAGGTTTTGATTTTGTTCCAGGTTTTCTTCCTGGTTTTCGTTCTCTTTCATACTTTAATGCATCTGTTAGAATTTTATAAAGATAATCTTTGATCTTTCTTGCGTTTGGTTTTGAAAGATGACCATATGCTTCCTTCGCTACTTTATCTTTGCCGCTGATATAAAGATCAAGTTCAGAAACAATAGTGGATATGCTTTCTGCTGTAGGACTACGGAGGAAAGCAGACACCTCTTTACGAGTGAACTTAGAACTCTTCACGTAAGTATACAGGTTAAAGAGAAACTTTCCATCAAAAGCAGCATCAATTGATTTTTCAACAAGGAGATAGATCTCTTCGGTAGGTTCCATTAGATAAGATTGTTTTCTTGAAAATAATGCAAAGTATCTTTAAATCCACCAATATGTTTGGTGTTAATGGAGATCTGTGGGAACGTAGATCCTTCGCCAAACTCAGCGTAAAACTGTTCCTTGTTAAAATCTCTCTCGTACTTATACTCTGTATAGTTAACAGATAGATTGTCAAATAGCATCTTTGCTCTATCACACCATTGACAATTATCCTTTGAATAAAGAATGACTTCCATGACCTCTCAGTGAAATGACTCCGAAATTATACCAACAAAAAAGGGGTCTGTCAAGACCCCAGTTCACTCATAATAGTTTTACATTTGTCCTTATTGTTTTTACAAAAAGAACGAACGTAAGAATCAGTATCTACATCCATAGTATAATGAGCATGTGTATGTACTAGTTGTAT